GGATACTTATGACATTGGGCGAGGACACTTTCTAAACTGCCCCTGTTTCAAACTATTCTGTTACTTCAATCCAAGATGTTGTTGCTTCATCCCAGTTGTAACGCTTGCCGTCAGTTGGCATTGGAGTTGGGGCGTTCCAAAACGAGCCTGACCTAATCCAAGATGGGTAAGGTTGGGGTGCTATGAAAATGTCCTCAGCAGGGTTGTAGGTATAGCACACACCAGCGTATGTGCCTCGCATGTTCCCATTGTAGGAAGTTTGCTTCCACAAAGCATGACCATGTAAGCCAGTTAAAAAATCAACACCTGCTTGCTCTGACTCAACACCGTCAATGGTAATAACATCATTAACAACAACATGTACTGCGAGTACATTATTGTTTTCATCTAGTTTTGCGAAGTGTGCCATTAGAAAGTGATACTCCCATCTGCCTTAAAAGCATAATAACGGTAGCCGCCATCAACTACAACAGTAGGACTTCCAGTCGTTGATGTGGCTGCACCAAAGGTGCTTGGGTATCTGAGGATAATGACACCGCTTCCACCGTTACCTGCTTGAAAATTACCACTTTCAGGATTACGGGTGGCTGCACCGCCGCCAGAACCAGTATTAACCTGACCAGCACCACCAACAAGGGGAGTTGGTCCGCCTGCTCCTGCTCCACCACCGCCAAGTCCGCCAGTTCCTTGTGTTCCACTTTGTGGCATGGCTCCACCACCGCCACCGCCAAGGTAATAAAGACCCCCGCTTAGTTGTCCAATGCTTACTGCTTGAGCCCAAGCGCTATAAGCAGAAGTGCCGTTACCACCATTACCAGGAGTACCGTTTCCACCATTTGTGCCATTGTTGCTAATGCCGCCGCCACCACCACCCGAACGCCCCAAACTGTTTTGACCGCTTCCAATGCCGCCATTACCACCTTGTGAGCCAATTCCAGCGGGATTGTCTTGCTGGTTTGCTTCACGACCACCACCGCCACCGCCACAACCACCATTTGAAATAGCGGGAGCAGTACCGGCGAACCAACTTGAATACCCAACGCCTCCCGCAAGTGCTGCGGTTACGCTAATACCTGTGCCAGTAAAAGTTGAATCGGTGCCTTTGGTACCTGCTACTTCAGTATTTACAGGTCCAGTGCCACCTGTACCTACTGTTGCGGTATACTGAACTCCAGCCGCAATGGATTGAGTGCCAACATAAACAAGACCCCCCGCTCCGCCGCCGCCAACTCCTGACGAACCACCATTGGAAGCAGGACCACCGCCACCTATCATCATTAGTTCAATCGTTGTTAAAGCGTTAGACCCAAAAGTACGCAACCCACCAAAACCACTAGCAGATCCACCAGCACGAGTAGTAATTAAAGGCATTATTAAATCTCCCTATTAAGCAAACTTGGTTTGTGTTTCAAGAACTGTAAATGTTGCTGATGCTGTTTTAATAATTGTAAATGAGTAAGCATCAATAGATGATGCATTACCAGCCGAGATTGCTGCTGGAACCTTTGGGGTTACAGTAGTTCCATCAATCTGGATTGTGCTTGGATAGTAAGCGGTAGTTCCATTGGTATTAAGCCAGACTACGGTTATAGCATCGCCAACAGCCAAGGCTGTATTAAGAGATACGCTAGAACTGTATCGAATGTTAAGAGTATGGTTTGCTGTTGCGTTGGATGTGTAATACCAGATAGAAGCAGTCTCAACATTTAAGTTGATTGTGCCAGTTGCAGCAGAAGCTACAACATTGACATCTTCTTCTAATCCTTTAATAATAGAATCAGCAAGTGTTCCTCCAGCAATAGTTGCTGTATTTATAGTTGGACTTGTTAGTGTTTTATTAGTAAGTGTCTGTGTTGCAGAAACACCTACTTGAGGGAATCCACCTGCTGTGGATCCATCGTGTACTACTACAACATCCTTATCAGTATCTACTGTCAATTCGCCCAGTAGTCCTGTAAAGGATGCGTGTTCTGCCGTAGTTCCCCTACGGCGTTGGAATGCGAATGGCATTAGATCGTTCCCCAATCTGCTAAGGATGCCCAAGAAGCGGCTGTTCCATTGTTTGTTAAGAAGTAACCACTAACCCCACCGGAGATCGCTGGGATATAGCTTGCTGCTGCGGTTGCACTATTAGCCGCCGAAGTGGCTGAAGTGGCCGCAGAAGATGCTGATGTTGATGCAGATGTTGCTGATGTTGCAGCAGCACTCTGAGATGTAAGTGCCGATGAGGCACTTGTTGATGCACTAGATGCAGAAGTGGCAGCAGCAGTAGCTGATGTAGCTGCTGAAGTTGCCGAAGTTTCTGCACTTGTGGCTGATGTTGCCGCCGATGTTGCACTTGTGGTGGCAGAAGTTTGTGATGTAAGTGCAGAACTTGCAGAAGTCGAAGCACTAGAAGCACTCGTTGCCGCTGCTGTTGCACTTGTTGCAGCCGAAGAGGCTGATGTTGCAGCAGAAGTTGCACTTGTAGTTGCAGATGTAGCAGAGGTCAAAGCACTCGATGCTGATGTGCTTGCACTTGATGCTGATGTTGCAGCAGAAGTTGCAGAAGTCGATGCCGATGAAGCTGATGTAGATGCAGCAGAGGCAGAACTTGCTGCTGATGCAGCGACAGTAGAGATATTGATGTAGGTGGTAGATGTTGTATCTGCTGTTGTTATATCACCCATATCACGGACAAGACCTGCACCAGTAACATCAATCAAAGATGAATAGGTTGATGCTGCTGAACTTGCTGAGGTAGCAGCAGATGAAGCACTCGTTGCTGCTGAAGTAGCAGATGTTGCAGCAGATGTCGCTGATGTCAAAGCAGAGCTTGCAGAAGTGGATGCACTAGATGCTGAGGTTGCCGCTGACGAAGCAGAAGTAGCCGCAGATGTAGTTGATCCAAAGAGTGTGTCGATATAAGACTTGTTAGTTGCATCGGTAGATGCGGTAGGTGTAGCAAGATCTGTAATCTTATTGCTACCCATTGACAAAGCACCGGTCATAGAGTCGCCAGCCTTGGCAACTTTAGTTCCGATAGATGTAGCTACTGTCGTAGAAAAACTAGCATCATCATTAAGTGCTGCCGCTAACTCATTAAGAGTATCAAGGGCAGCAGGTGCTGAATCGATTGTGGCTGCTATCTGAGCATCTACATAAGCCTTAGTCGCTGCATCTGTATTAGCAGATGGAGTTCCAAGACCTGTGATTTTGTAGGTTCCGGCAGCAAGATCAGAACCCAAGGTTCCGCTTGTGATTGTCTTAGATGTAAGAGTCGATGCAACTCCATCAAGAGTTACTGTGCCTGTAGCATTAGGAAGAGTGATTGTTCGATCTGCTGTTGGGTCTGTAACTGTAAGTGTAGTTTCGTTTCCATCATCAGTTGAACCTTCAAACAAAATACCACCAGTTGCAATAACTGCACCGGATAGAATCTTAGCTGAAAGAGTCTGTGCATCTGTAGTACCAACCACATTGCCAGTTACACCGTGAACACCTGCTGTTGTAGGTGTAGCAACAGATCCAATGTGAGCTGAGAACTCATTGAAGTCCTGACCAGAAACCACATGGCGAACCGTTGCACCAGCAGAGTGAGCCACATTTGTTGTGGAATCTGAACCACGAGTTACAGTAAGTGTCGTTCCACCACCGGATGCAGTAACGGTAATAAGTTCTTCTTTGTTGGTATCTGGATCAACAACCAAGGTGTAAGGATAGTTGCTTGGGAAACCTGTTACTAGGTCAAGCGTGATCGATAGAACAGTACTATCGATACCTGTTGATAGCGATGCCTGTTTTGCTGTTGAGGCGTAATATCTTTTCTGGGCCATTGGTTACCTCGTATAGTGGAGTCGGGGTGGATAAAGATCTCGAAGCTGGGCAGCCTCTTGCTGTAGTCGTTGCTGGTATAGACCAAGGTAGAATCGTGCAACAGATGCACCGCTACCGATTGGCTTGGATTGATCCATCATGTCTGCTTCTACTGTCTGACTTGGGATTCGTGCAGCATCTGAACCAACGATAAGTCGAGCAATGGCTCCATAAGTA